GGGGTAGGGGGAAAAGTCTCCTGAGGGTTACAATAGGCAACTATGGCAACCCTAAATTCGTACATCACAGACGTTCGCAGGCTTCTACACGATGCCAACGCGAACTTTTGGTCTAACGATGAGCTTACGGATTACATTAACGACGGGCGAGAGCGGGTTGTACGGGACACAGGTTGTTTGCGTACCCTGCAAATATCCGCTACGCCCTTAGCACCAGACGGTACGGCAGCAACAATTTGGTCTGCTAACCTGTCAGTTACTGCTGGACAGTACATATTCTCAAACATTTTTATCTATCAAGTGACAGTAGATGGAGTGTTGGGGGATACTGCTCCCCCGTATCCAGCATCAGGATCTAATTTCCCACCGTCAACTGCTTTTACTAACGGTACAGCCACGCTTCTGTATGCTCAGAATGCAGAAATCATACCGTTTTCGTCGTTGCCTAATGGTGCACAAACTCTTGATGTGCTTAACGTAACGATCTATTGGGGAAATTCTCGTATTCCACTTCGTTATTTGCCTTGGACCAACTTCAATTCTCAGTTGCGTTACTGGCAAAACTACGTTGGAAGGCCCGTGTGCTTTTCAACGTATGGTCAACAACAAATATATATCTCTCCTGTTCCTGATCAGTCCTACAGCATGGAGATTGACAGCGTAATCCTTCCAACCGCGTTGTCTCTAAACACTTCTACCGAACCTGACACTATCCTAGACCCGTACACCGTTCCTGTGGCGTTCTACGCAGCTTACAAAGCAAAGTACAAAGAACAAAGTTATGGGGAGTCTGAGATTTTCCTTCAGCAATACAATAGACAAGTTCAAAGTGTGTTGAATTCTGTGTTTACACGCAGGATTCCGGACCCTTATAGCAGCCCTTACTAACATGGCCTCTCAAGAACAGAAAAAATCATACGCTGTTCTCAAGAAGTTCCGTGGGCTGAACACCAAAGCCAACCGAACTGCTATCGGTGAGGACGAGTTCTCTTGGATAGAGAACGCAATGCCTATTGGTGATGCAAACATCAAGATCGTCCCTGCTCCGTTAGTAGTGGCAAATAGCACAAGTGCACCCGTTGTTTTTGCAAACACAGTTAGTTGTCTAGAGTCTTCAAGTATCAACAACACTGATTACATTGTTGGATTTGAGACAAACGGTAGCGCAGAAGCATATAACCTCATCAGCAATGTGATGATTACCATCGCAGGATCTGGAAATTTTAGTAATGCAAATGTAAGTTCAGCACAGTGGAAAAATGAACGGCTGATTATTGGCGACCAGGACAAAGGTTTGTTTACTTGGGATGCCAACTCAATTGTTTCTATAGGTTCTGTTGGCCTAATTGTTGTCAGTAATCCTGGCAGTGGATACACCTCAGCACCTTCTGTGACCATATCTAGCCCTAATGATGCTAATGGCGTACAGGCAACTGCTACAGCAACTATTGTTACCGGATCTGGTGGAATACGATCTATTTTTGTTACTAACGGAGGTTCTGCATACACCGCAGTCCCTAATGTAACTATAGGCGCTCCAAACATTCCCGGTGGCACGCAGGCAACAGCCGTTTGTACCATCAGCGGAGGCGCTGTTGTATCAGTGTCTATGGTTGAAAACGGATCTGGATACACCACAACACCTCTCGTTACTTTTTCTAGCGGTGGAGCTACTGCAACTGCCGTAATTTCCACGGGTGGTGTCAACAGCGTAAATCTGACAAACGCTGGAAGTGGGTATACATCTCCTCCAACTGTCACGTTTAATGGCGGTGCTGGGTCAGGAGCTAGTGCTATATCCCAGATTGTGACGTTTAATACCGGCACAGTCAGTATTTTCCTCAACAACGGTGGTTCTGGTTATTCGTCAGTGCCAACCGTCACTATCAACGGTGCCAATACAACCCCTGCTACTGCTACTGCTATTGTTTTGGGCAACACAGTGTCATCAATTGTGATGACAAACCCAGGAGCTGGTTACACAACAGCCAATGTGACCATTTCTGGCGGTGGAGGAAACGTTAGTGTTCAAGCAACTGCCACAGCGGTGGTCAATACAGATCAAATTGTATCTGTCGCTACGTTTTCAGGCCGCGTCTGGGTTGCAGCAGGTAGAACCGTATACTACTCGGCAGTAGACTCGTACAGCGACTTTACTAGCATCTCTGCTGGGTCTTTCACTCTCAAAGACTCAACCTTGCACGGGAATATCCGCGCATTATTGTCTGCGAACAACTTTTTGTACATTTTTGGTGATGACAGCATCAATGTTTTTTCTGATGTCAGAGTTGATGCCAATGGTCAGACTCTATTCACCAATACTAACGTGTCTGCCAGCATAGGGACTAAGCGTATCTACGCTATTTTCCCGTTTTTCCGGTCTGTGTTGTTCATGAACGATTACGGAGTCTACTCCCTGGTCGGTTCTACCACCAGTAAGTTGTCAGACTCTCTCGATGGAGTATTCCCCAATATTGACTTCGACTTTCCAGTAACTGGTGGACAAGTCCTACTGAACAACATTCTATGCGCGGCATTCAACTTCACTTACAACGACCCGGAAAATGGAGTGAGGCAGGTCCAAGCGGTATTCTTCGAGAAGAAGTGGTTCATTACCTCCCAAGGCACGTTAAATTACATCACTTCCGTCCCTTTTTCAGGGATGATAAATGCCTACGGCGTAAACGACCGATCTCTCTACAAGCTATACGCTAACAGTGCAGCAAATATTTCTAGCATGGTGCAGACTGCGCTCATGCCTATGGGTGATCCCATCCGAACCAAGCAAGCATTAAAGTTTGGCGTAGAGTCAACCTTCAACAAAGGTGCAACCATCAATGTTACGGTTGACAGCGAATTGGGATCAAGTCCTGAATATGCGTTGACAAATTTTGTAACTTGGACAAACAATGCTTACGATGTAATTCCGTGGGCAAACAGCTCAAATGCCATAATAAACTGGTACAACTCGTACACTTACTATTTGTATAAGTCAGATGCTCAACAATATGGCAAGTACTTGGGCTTGACAATTACGGGCAACCAACCTGCTTACACTTACAATACATTTGAATTTGAACACGAATTAAGAGTAAGGTTCTAAAATGCCAGTCGCATATACGTTTGCCAACGCAATCAACACAATACCGCTTGCTCAGTTAGATAGTAACTTTGCCAGTCCTATTACTCTTGGCAACACGAGTATCCAACTAGGAAATTCTGTTAGTACGCTTAACAACATGACGTTGGCTAACGTCATCGTAACTAGCGGCAACGCAACATTTACAAATATCAATGCAACGACCGCTAATTTGACTAACGTGACTATCACGAGCGGAAACGTAAAGGCAACAACCGCTAATGTTAATACTGCAAACATTGGAAACCTGATTGTCACTGGCTCTACTGTTCTTGTTTCTCCTCTTTCTGCTTCCAGTGGCGGCACTGGATTGGTTAATCCAGGGTCAAATGGAAATGTATTGACAAGCACGGGGTCTGCATGGGTTTCTAGTAGTCCTTCTGCCGGTAGTGGTGTTACTGCCATATCTTTTGGGTCAACCGGATTGACGCCAAGCACGGCCTCTAGTGGAAATCTAACGGTTGCTGGCACGCTTGTACCTGGAAACGGAGGCACGGGATTGTCTTCTCCCGGCGCAACTGGAAACATACTAACCAGTAATGGGACCGCATGGGTTTCTTCTTCTTTCGGTAGCGGCATTTCTGGAATAACGTTAATAGACACTAAAACAGCGAGCAATAGCGCATCTTTGTCTTGGACCGCACTGGCTGGTTACAGCAAGTATTTGTTAATATTTCAAAATTTAACAATGTCAAGTGCTGGAAAATTTCAAATTCAATTTGGAACGGGTGCTAGTCCTACTTATATTACTTCATCGTATGAGTATGGTTACGTTGTTGCAACAAGTGCAGGTGTTGTAGGAGATGCTTTTGGCTCAAGCAGCTTTATTTATTTAAATAATAACAGTCTTTCCGCCTCTGGGTCCGGTGGAAAACTTAGCGGATTTGCATTTGTTAGCGGGATGTTAAGCGGAAGTTATACATCAATGAGTTCGCAAATTTTTTATGGAAATAGTGGAACCCAAAATCAAGAAACTTCAGGTGGATGGCAAACAAGTAGCACAACCGCAAAAACAGCAATAAAAATTATTGCTGACAATGGTACGCTTAACATTGTTTCTGGAACTGCGTCTCTGTATGGCATCGCTGCATAAGGACAAATAATGGCACTCGCTCACCAAATCCAAGCTTTTTTGTCCCAGAATAATATTGCTCACGTTTCTAGTGATTACGAAACTGGGCAACCAGAAGGTGAAGAAGACCAAGTATTGGTGTGGAACATTGACAAGCTTGGGCCACAACCCACGCAAGATCAACTGGATTCCGCATGGGCTGTGAAAGTTGCGGAAGACAACGCAGTGGCTTACAAAGCAAAAAGGTCTTCTGAGTATCCTGATTTTTATGATTACCTTGACGGGATTGTCAAAGGTGATCAAGCTCAAGTACAGGCGTACATAGATGCTTGTCTTGCCGTAAAAGCAAAGTACCCTAAAGGTTAAGTAAAAAATGGGAATTCAAGCCTTTACCCCTATGGGGAACACGATAGTCTTTACGGCTGCTAACACTTCCCCTACAACGTCTGTACAGGCCGTGTCTACAACACTCGGTGGCAATCAGTACAGAATCATCAACAGCGGTAACGTAACGGTGTTTATGGGGTACGGGCAGGCCAACGCTAGTGCCATAGCCAACGCTGTCATAGTGACCTCTACCCAGTCTTCGATCCCGCTACTGTCAGGTACAGACGAGATCTTGACGTTTACTCCTAACGCATACTTCTGTGGGATAACTAGCAGCGGGAATGCGGTTGTGTACATCACACCAGGGGACGGGGTGTAACATGGTTTTAAAGACTGTTTCTACTCTTGGGGCGACTGGTGGAGGCGGGGGCGGAACAATTACGTCTGTTACCGCGACTAGCCCTATTGCATCTAGCGGTGGAACCGCTCCCAACATCAGCCTGACCGGCACAGTTCCAGTTGCCAACGGTGGTACTGGAGTAACAGTATCAACCGGACCCAATTCGGTTGTGTTGCGAGACGCCAACAACAACATTACAGCTAATGCTTACTTTAACAGTTTCAATAGCGTCACGGCTTCTGGCACAGCAATAACGCTGACAGTAGCCTCTGCCCCAGTCCAGTACGTTTCTGGATCAGGTGGGCAAACAATCAAGTTGCCAGACGCAACGACGCTGTTAAACGGAACAATTTATTCGTTCAACAACAACCAGTCTAGCGGTACAATCACCGTCAACAACAACTCAAACACGCTTGTTGTTTCTGTCCCATCTGGGGGGTATGTAACAGTTGTTTTGCTTAGTAATGCTACGGCTGCTGGAACTTGGGATAGACACGATCAGACCCCAAGCAATACGTCTTGGTCAACTAACACACTTGATTACCCAGGATCTATTACTTCTGCTACTTGGAATGGAGCCACTGTTCAAGTAAACCGTGGAGGCACTGGTCTTGCAACCATTCCTGCCGGGAACGTAGTCATTGGTAACGGAACTTCTGCTTTGTACGGACTTGCACCCGGAACGGCTGGTAACGTACTCACAAGTATTGGTGGTGCATGGGTAAGCAACGCTGCTGTTGGTGGTGGAGGCGGTGGCAGTCCTGGTGGTAGCACAACACAAGTTCAGTACAACAATGCTGGTGCGTTTGCAGGTGATGCAAACCTCACGTTTAGTGGAAGTACGCTGACGTCTGCGAATCTTATTGTTTCGAACCTTACTGCATCTCAAGCAGTCTTTAGCAGTTCAACAAAACAACTGGTTAGTAACCCAATTACGGGTACAACTTCAGTTGTAATGAACACAAGTCCAATTATTACGACTGCATCATTGGTTAACCCAACGGTTACTAACTACGTTGAAACTCTGTATTCTGCCAACACCGGAACAGCAATCACGGTTGATTTGGCAAACGGCACGGTTCAGAATTTGACGCTAACCGGAAATGCAACAATCACAATGCCAACGGCGGTCGCTGGCAAATCGTTTATTATTATCCTGTCTCAAGACGCTACTGGTGGTCGCACCGTCACATGGTCAACGGTCTCTTGGCCCGCCGCCACACCGCCAGTAATCACTAGCACCGCGAGCAAGAAAGACATCTATTCGTTCTTTTCTAACGGTACGAGCTGGTTTGGAACCACTATCGGGCAGAATTACACATAATGTTTGCTGCATCTAAATCAGGCCGAGCAGAGGCTTCAGATCTATTATTTCCTTATGTCCCGTTGTTGTTGGAGACAACCAGCACCAACGGGCAGCAGAACAATACGTTTCTGGACTCCAGCACCAATAATTTTACGATTACGCGCAACGGAACCCCGACGCAGGGTTCTGTAACTCCGTATCGGGCTGATGGGTATTGGAGTAATTATTTTAATGGCAGCACAGACTATTTAAACAATTCTTCTGCAACTGGCATTAACGTCGGGGCCTCAGACTTTACGGTTGAAGCATGGGTATATTTAAATTCAAATTCAAATTATTCAGGAATTTTTAGTTCGTTTGGCACGGCAGCGGGAAATTTTGGAATAATTTTAGGCTTTCAAAATACTGGGGTTTTGTATGGAGCAGTTGGAAACGCAAGCGGAAGTCCGGCTCCAGTTGAGGTTATGTCTTCTAGCGCCGTGCCAATTAATTCTTGGAACCACGTTGCGTTTGTAAGAAACGGAACTTCTCACAAATTATATTTAAATGGCGTCAATGTAGGGACGACTACAACAACGTCGTCAAGCGTTGGATCTACAACATTTGTTGTTGGCAGGTATTACTATAATGTTAGTAATTACTATTTAAACGGTTATATATCAAATGTAAGGCTTGTTAGCAGTGCAGTCTACACCGCGGCATTTACACCGCCAACTGCGCCATTAACTGCAATTACCAACACCGCACTGCTTACTTGTCAAGGCAACAGGTTCAAAGACAACAGCACCAACAACTTCACCATCACGGCAAACGGCACCCCCAAGGTACAAGCATTCCAGCCGTTCTCCCCGCCAGCTTCATACACCGCTGCAGCGTATGGTGGTAGTGGATATTTTAATGGGAGTACGGATTACTTAAATAACTCGTCAGCGACGGGAATAAACGTCGGATCTTCAGATTTTACTGTTGAAGCGTGGGTTTATTTAAACTCAAACTCCAATTATTCCGGGGTTTTTAGTTCCTTTGGTACGGCGGCAGGAACCTTTGGAATAATTTTAGGCTTTCTAAATACTGGTGTTTTATATGGTGCGGTTGGTAACGCAAGCGGCAGCCCTGCGCCTGTTGATGTTTCGTCTAGTAGCGCGGTAACCACAAACACTTGGAATCATGTTGCTTTTGTAAGAAACGGAACTTCCCATAAATTATATTTGAATGGTGCAAACGTAGGAACAACAACTGCCACTTCAGCTAGTGTTGGCTCTACAACTTTTGTTATTGGAAGATACTATTACAACGTCAGCAATTTCTATTTAAACGGTTACATATCAAATGTAAGGCTTGCCAGCAGCGCGGTCTATACCGCCAATTTCACCCCGCCGACATCACCAGTCACAGCAATTTTGGGGACTCAGCTCCTGACCAACTTCACCAACGCCGGGATCTACGACGCTGCGGTGCAAAACAATGTGATCACGGTTGGGGATGCCCAAGCATCAACCACGGTATCTAAGTGGTCGCCAACGAGCATGAAGTTTGATGGGACTGGGGATTGGTTGACGGCTATTGATGGGCCGCAACTTCAACTTGGAACTGGAGACTTCACGATTGACGGATGGCTGTACCTGTCTGCAAACGGCGTTGTTTATGGGCTTGTAAGTAAAGGCACGGCGACTACGGGATGGTCGGTCAACGTAACTGTATTGAACAAACTTCAATTTAGTTATACAACGTCCAACTTGACCGGCACAACAACATTAGCCACAGGCACTTGGTATTATTTTGCTGTGGTGCGATCTGGTAGCGCAACCGGAAACCTCAAGGTTTATCTAAATGGATC